AGCACTGGCATATCAGCGGCAGCGGTTATCGCGGCAGCAGCAGCGGTGCCAATGGCGGTGGCCGTGTCGCCACTGATGACACCGACCGACACGCGGCGACCTGCAATCATCAGTTCAATAGTGCCGGACCCAGTGGCCGGGCCAGTGAAAATCAGAGTACCGGTAGCAGCTACGCCGGCGACATTGTCGATCAGCGGCATCACCTGCAGTTCGGTGTAAGTGTCGATGGCCAGAGCAGCGCGAACCATGCCGGCCAGCATCGAGCCGGCACCGAACAGCGTGTCAGCTTGAGGAGCGCTGGTCACGCGAACCATGGTGTTGGCCACGGCAGTGCCGCCGGCCAACTTCTGACCGATCAACAAACGGCGATAGGTGACCGACTGCGGCCCGCGTACAGCCTGGCTGTTGTCGATCTCGCTATAGACGCCCGGCTTGCGCAGCGATCCAGGCCCAGGGATGGTGTCGAATCCGATGCTCATTGTTTCTCACCTTTTGGGATCAGGGCCTGATCAACAGGCTGTTCAGTTTTGAATTCAACGTCCCCGGCTGACTTCTTGCGGAGCCAGTAACTGTTGAGTTCCAGCGTCTTGCCACCTGCGGGCAAGGCCTCGTAGGTGCCGGGGATCCGCACCAGGCGACCCTCGACGGGAATAACCTGCACTCGGGTTGTCATGGATTCAGGTCCTCGATGATCGTTTTGGCACGATCCGGCGGGTTGGGCTGGGCGTTGTCCAGGCTGTACTCGGTGCCCAGCGTGTTGAAGTCGGGAAGTGTTTCGTTGAAAAGATCGTCGGGGTGACGGTCCAGATACGACGCCTCGAAGATGACGCGGCAGGCGCCGGTCAAATGCTCCGACTGATCGAGCAACACCATGCGAGAACGCAGGTACTGCAGATCGTTGACGGTGTCGCCGAGGGTGTCGTCCATCAGCAGCAGGCGTTCAACCTGTCTGGCCAGCGTGTCGAGGGTGTCGTCCAGCGCACTGTTTCCTTCGGCGTGGATTTCAACCACCAACTCGACCTTGCGCATGTACTCACGAGGCGCCCGGTTAAAGATCTCGCCCGACTCGTCCATCGTGAAAACAATGATTGCGGGGAGGTCGTTCTGCCAATCGTTCGATATCAGCGGCGCCACGCGGCTGGCATAGACGCTGGCCCCCGCATTGGTCGCGCCGAGCAGGGCCGCAACGGCCTGCTTGCGAATCAGTTCTCGTGGATGAGCCATGTTCAAGCCTTTCGAAGAATGATCGTGACACCGGCCACACCGTCAGGCTGAACATCGCTGATGGTGTACAACTCACCGCGGGCCTGGACCTTGTCACGGCTGGTTGGCTTGTTCGGCAGATCGATCAGGCGCACGCCGAGGATTGGGTTGTTGCTCGATACGGGCGCTCCCGTCTCCGGATCAATGGAAACGTGGGCGGTATCGAACACCGCTTGGGCCAGGGCCACGCCGGGCGCGGCTCCGTCCGTCAACCAGTACACAGCGCCATCAGGATCGATGGACGCCGAAGGCTCACTGAATGTGCGGACAGATACGCCAAGCATGCGCTGAGCCATTGAGGCCCAGCCCATTTAGACTGGCGCCGGAGCAGACACGCCGTTGAGGCGGCAGGCACCGGTTGCGCTCGGGTTGGCTTCAACTTCGGTGGCCAGGCCGACCAACACCAGGCCGGTAGCCGACACGTTAGTCAGAGCACGAGTAGTGGTGTTCATGAACAGAAGATCGCCAACTGCCCATGCTTGAGCACTGGTTTTTGTCAGGTCAAAGACACCCGTGGTCTTGAGTACCACAGGCGCACCGGCTACCTCCGTGGTGGCGGCAACACCAACAATGGAGCCAACCTTGTAGAGCTCGCCGGAGATGGTGCCGCCAGCGGGGGCCGGTACGGTCAAGCAGTCACCAGCTTGGATATAGGTTTTCATGCGAAATCACCTTGAAGTTCGAAAAGGGCAAAAACAAAAAGGACGCCGGCGGGCGTCCTTTTAGGTCTGTGTGCTTGTCGGAAATTAAGCGCCTGGGTTCCTGTAGGTCCCGCGCCAGTCGATCCACGCGGCGCCGAAGACCAGGCGCGCTTTGATTTCCATACCGTCGGTTTCGAAGCCCTCACGGGTCTCGGTGAAGACGCCCGGCTCCCCTTCGAGGTAGGCGTATTCGAAGGTATCAACCAGGCCTGGTTCGGTGAACAGGTACCACTGGTTGCCAGTAATGCGACCATCAACGATGACCGTCAGCGAAGGGTTGCGCGGGTCGTTGATGTCTGCGTTTTTCGCCGGGGTGTATTGGGAGCTGGTGAACTGGAAGGCTTCCAGCTCTTTGTCAGGACCGACCACCAGGTAGCGCGGTTCGACGTTGAGGAACGCGCCAGCCTTGGATTTCTGCTTGCGCATTGCGGCGCGCGCGGCACCCAGGGTAGTGGTGTTGATTGCGCCGCCACTGGCTGCCAAGTTGCCGTGGGCAGCAACATAGATGGCATTACCATCGGTGAAGGTCGGGTTGCTGATGATCAAGTTCCAAACCAGGTTGGATTCGGTTTCAGCAGCAGCCAGGCCATATGCTTTAGGGAGGCGGGTTAACGCACCCAAGTCGTCGTTGATGATCGATTCCCAGGTGATGGCGATGATCTTGCCGAACTTGGCAACGCGGATCGGGGCGCCCTCTTCTTCGAGCCGTCCGTGTTTGTACTCGCCGTGTTCTTTGACTTCCTCCAGAGCGGCGATATCGCCGAGGGCGGCGCGGGTGGTGGCGCGGAAGTCGGGAACCGTGGTCATCTGACCCAGAGGGCGCCATGTCTGCGGCGCTTGGGCGTAGGCATCACGGAGGGTGCGGGTGACGCCACCGCCGAGCAGGATCGGGAAATCGCTGGTGGTGTGCATGCCAGCGGCACGCATTGCAGTGCGGTCGCAACCGAGCGCTGCGCGAGCTACTTCTTGAGGAAGCATGCCGCGGGCATTGCCGCCGACGGTTTCCACACACTCACGGGCCAGATCGACTAAGCGCATTCCGCGGAACTCGCGGGCGCCATCGATAAGTGCGATTTTTGGGTTGCAACGGTTGAGCAGCGCATTCTGCATAGCATCGCGCTTCGCAGTAATCACCGCCTCATCCAGACCGCCAACCACTGTTGCTTGGCTGTTGCGCGTTTCGGGTTGATCCTTACCCTGTTTCTCGGCGGCCTTGTCGATCAAAGCAATGCTGGCATCAGCGATCGAGACGCCACGGGCTACCAGATCTTCTGCGACATCCTCGCCCAGGCCAACCTTTTTCGCCATTTGGCGAATGGTCAGGCTGCGCTTACGCTCTGCATCAGCGGATTCGCGACGGATCAAATCCTCGGCCGCGCGCTTTTCTTCTTCAGTCATCGGGTTTTCCTCGGTGGTGTTGGCCACGGCGGCCGGTTGGTCGAGAGGCTGTTGCGCCTCGCGAACTTCGAAAATGGTGTTGAAGCATTGGCCCTTGTAGTCAGCGGCGGTTTTGGCGCTGCGGATCTTGGCGCCGTCATCAAAGCCGATCGGAACCAACGAGAGTTCCAGTGGCTCCCAATCCACCGCGCGATAGGTCGGAAGCTTGTCGTCTTCCTCTTCCACGACTTCGTAACGGTGGACGGCATAGCCAACACTGATGTTTCGCAGGATCCCGTCTTGCACGTCACGGAAGATGCCCTCGACATCCTCACGCTGGCTGAAGCGGACAAGAGCACGGCCCTCTTCCCCTTCGAGCCAGGCCTTCTCCACAACGCCAATGACGTCGGAGAGTTCGTACGAGCTATGAGCATTCAAGAACGGCGCGCCGTTGTTCAGGCGGTCGAGTCGGAGCGCTTTGGCGCTTACCTCGAGCTCCTCCATATAACTGCCAATGTCCCAGGACCAGCGCCGGCCTTTCGAGCCAGTGGTCCAGGTGAGTTCAACGGTGCGCTGCTCAACGTCAACCGAGCCCTCACGCACGGCGGCGCGCAGGCTAAGCATTGGCGTTTCATGCGTCTTGTTGGTCGTCGCCTGATTCGGAGTTGGCATCGTCTGGTTTCTCTTCGGTTGGTGGCGGCTGACTTGGTGAGCCGGCGGCCGCGACTCGGCGCGGGTCGCAATCCAGGACCAGGCCGTATTCGTCGATCATGTCGTTGGCTTTCTTGATTTGCTCTGCATGTCGCTTCGGGTCTGTGATGCCCAGTTCGCGCAAAGCATCCGGCCACGTGGTCAGGCCGTTGCGCACGCGGGTGATGACGTTTTCGGTTTCGGACTTCGGATCGACCATGTCGCGGCGAGGTGGAACCCAGTAAGCCTTGACGTCATCCATTACCCCGCCAGGCAACAGCACCTGCGCCTCCATGAACCAGCGCCAGACCTGATCACAGAGTTGAGGGATCAGCATTCGCCACTGCCAAACATCGACACGGCGGGCGAAGTTCAGCCAACCCATTCGGCCGCTAGAGAAGTTCACGCCCTTGAGGTCGCCGGTCAGCAGTTCGTAAGGGACGCCCAAGCCGACGGCGATGGCATGCAATGCTTGCCAGGAATAAGGCGTGTAACCGTTGAAGGTTGGTGGAGTGCCGAAGCTGACCGACTCGCCTAGCGACAACTCCTGAAGCATTCCTGGCTCCATGCGATCAATGAGAGGTGGTCGTTTATTGGAGCCTGCAGGGCTATTTTCAGGGTCCTTGGTAATGAACCCAGCGAAGCAGGCGGCGATCTTCGCCTGCTCCATGACGGCATCCTCCATCTCGTCGAACTTGCTCATGCGCTGAATCACAGGAGCCAGCCAGGTGTAACCCCGCGCCTGACCAGGCCGCTTCCGGAAGAACACATGAATCACGTCTTCGGCTGGTACGCGCGACGACTGCAGCGAGCCCCACGCCGCGTTCGAGCCAGGATGTCTATCGAACAACCAGTAGGCGACCCTTCGACCAAGAGCGTCGAACTCGACACCCTGAATGACTTCATTCAGACCAAGGACCATCGCCTTGCTTTCATCGAGAAAGTCAGCTTCCAAAACTTGCAGCTGGACTGGAACAGGCAGACCGTCTGAGCTGAAACGGCGACGGCGCCGAATGAGGCACTCACCGCTTTCAGTGATTGCCTCCATGATCATGTGTTGCAGGCCGTAAAAATTCTCCAACCCGTCCGCATCGCAAGCGGTCGTCTCGGCCCAAGCCTTCCAAAGATCCACCAGCTTCAGGGCATCACGATCGCGCTTCGCCAATGGCAATGGAACGATGCCGGCACCAACCGTGTTGTCTGCGATGCCAGTGATTGCTCGCTCGGCGAATGGGTTGTTCCGACGTTGTTCGCGGGCGCGATTCCTAAGCTTCGCTAGAGCCGGGGCGTTCTCGGCGTTTGCATCTGCACCATTGGCGCGCCATCTATCATTTCTTCGGCCGCCTGCCGCGCCCTCGAACCGGCGCTTCAGCATGTCCATTGTCATCTCGGTGCGCAGCTTTTTCAGGCGTGCGTCCGATCGTTTCGCGGCATACCCAGGGAACAGGCTATCGAGCATGCTCATGGGTAATATCCTTTCGAGAATGAGGTGTAGCGGCGACCGCCGTCGTTGTTTGCATTCAGGCCGAGTTCACCGGCCATCAGTTTTAGAATCCGGATCATCTCGTCGAGCGACCGGTAGGTGACGCTTTTGTCGGCATAGCGGACGGACAGCGCGCCTTCGGCGATGGCCGCCTGCAAGGCCTGGTACTGCTCGATTGTGAAAGCCATAAGTCTCACTACCAGAATGTGGATTTCTTCCGCGGTCGTTCTTCCGCGTCCGGTTCATTGCCGCCAGTGACCGCAGCAACCAGCAGATCGAGATCAAGCCCGAACCGTTGCTGGCAGATGCGCAGCGCGGCAAGCGCGTACACGAAGCAATCGAGCGCCTCGTTTCGGCGGCCACCGCTGTCCCAACGCATCACGCGCTTGCCTTTGGATATGGCTGCTTTTTTCTTTTCGGAGGTGAGCTGCTTCACCTCCGACTCGTCGCAGATCGCGTCGTTGGCCGGAAGGTGAACCACCCCGGGCTGAGATACGCCCGCCTGGGAGGCAGCCGTATCGACGGGAAGTCCCATCCGGCTGTAGAGCAGTTCCTTGGCGTTGTCGGTACCGACCTCGGTGAGGAAGACCTTGTGCACCTTGTTCTTCGTGCGCGGGAAGTTCGCGATCGGCTTGCCGTAGATGGTCGCACCACGGATTGGCACAACCCATTGCACGCCGTGCTTGCGGCTCTCGGCGTAAACCTCATCCGCATAGTGACCGCCGGCATCCCACGTCCAGCGCTCAACCTTCATGACGGTGCCGTCCACGCGAGTGAATTGCCGGTGCAACTCAAGCCCTACCTTACGGCGGAGCTCTTCGCTGGCAGGGTCACCCATCAGAATGAAGCGATGAACCAACCACGCTTCCTCGCCCGGACCGAACGCCCAGACCCGTCCCTCGAAACGATCGTCTTGAGTATCGATGCCACCAACAAGGACCAAGCCGAGACCGGGTACCTGCGGATAGACCTCGCGACGACCGTACAGAACTTCGGAGTCGAGCTTCTCGCCCTGGTCGTCGTCCCATGTTTCGCCGCGTGTGGTGTTGATAAAGGTGATCAGCTTCTCAACGTCGCCTTTCACGTTCAGCCATTCATCAACCAATTCAAGCCAGGTGGTCCAGGTGCTATAGATGGCCCAGACGCTGAAGCTTACCGACCGCGGCGTGCGGATCGGCTCGCTGAATTTATCAAGCCAGTCCATGCCGTCCCTGGTCGAGATACCTGTGTTGTCACAGATCCAGCGGCCAGTCTTAGAAGCCTCCACCATCTCGTTATGCCAGATCACGCAGGCAGCGTGCTCGCAGAGATACCAAGCCTTGGTGGCCTCTCCTAAATCGTTCTTCTCCCACTTCAGCCCAAACTCACAATCTTTGCCTCCCCACTGCAGCGTTTGCTCTTTCTGGCAATGGGGGCAATTGATGTGGAACCGCAACAGGTAAGGCGACTCCTCCACAGCCTTGGTGATCTGACAGGAGCCGACCCGCTTTGGCGTCGACCCTCGAATGGACTTGGGGTAAGTGGCGCCCTTGAGGCGCTTGTCGCCAAGAGTGGTCGGCGAGCCCTCACCCTCAATGCTGGCATCAAAGTTTGAAAGTTCGTCATAGATCACCTCATCGGCAGACTTCTCACGGAAGTTGCGCGATGCCGTGCCGCCCTTTATCCAGAGCGTTCTACGGTTGGAAAAGATTTTCTGGTCGAGCGTGTTGTTGGAATGTTTCTTCCCGAACCACGGAGCCAGCTCACCTATCACAGGAACGTCGCGGATCATGCCGCTGACGTGGCTTTTGCTGATGTCCTCGGCGTCCGGGTCAGTCGGGCTCCACATCATTACGTTGCGGCGCTTGTGCTGGATCTTGTAGCCGATGTTTGCCATCAACAGCTTGGTGTAACCGATCCGCGCAGACTTGATGAAGTTTACGAACTTGATCAGGTCATTCCCCATGCTATTGAGGATGGCCACCTGAAACGGGTCTGTGGTCCACTTGCCCTCGTTATAGGAAGACTCGGCAGACATGTAGAAGTGCTTGTCGGCCCACTCGGTAGCCGTCAGCGGTGGTTCTTTGTAGAGCGCCTGAAGTCCTAGCTTGATCGACTTACGAAGATCATTCAGCCATGGACTCGACGTACTCATCTAATAATTCCGGAAGTTGCTCACCAAAGCTGGCGGCAATATTTCGAGCGATCGCTATTTCACGCTCCATCGACTCAATGACGCGGGCATCAACTTCAGGGTGACGACGGCCGACAGTCTTGCCGACGGTATCCAGCTTGGAGCCGATTTGAGCGGCAATCTTGGCTAGGGCAAATGTGGCGAACGGGACGGGCACCAGTTGCTTGTCGAGAACCAGGTTCTTCTTCTCCTGGGCGACCCGTTGAGCAGCGGTAAGTCCACGACGCTCTTCGAGCAGCTTGTATTCAATCAACGGATCGAGGCCTTCGGTTCCCTCACCCGCTGGTTGTTGTTTCCGTTGCGCGTGTTCAACGCGGTTTTCGACCACATTCTGCACGGTGTAAAACGCCTCTCGACCTATGCGCGCGACAGGCGCAACTCCCCATTTGTCAAAGGCTTGCGGCGAAATCCCGAGGCTCGACGCCATCTCGGATTTGTTCAACCAGCCGCGCTGTTTGGTTGTTTCGTTTTTGGCCATGATTAAACAACAACCAACCGTGGGAAAAAGGTCATACATATTTGGCGCGCGGGGCCCGAATTACCCGCATGGGGTCGGGGCCCCAGGAAGGACCCAAAGGGGGGGTACCCCCTGCCCTGCCCGTCAGCCCCGGGCTGTCGACAGCGCCTGATCCATCGCGCTGGCGAACTCACGCTCCCGGTTCGCCTTCACGATGTTGTCTGCGATCTTGTAGAACGGAACGATCACCCGATACCCAGGCTCGCTGTCGCTGAAGATGAAGACAGGTCGAACGGCATCACCGAACGCGGTCTTCTTCCTCTCCCAGATACCTTGGGTACCATCGACATCACCTGCGAAATACTTCTGGGCGTTGCCCTTGCGCTTACTGCGCTTGCTGCCCGTGGCGTTAGCCTGCACACCACTGACAGTCTCAGCCGCACCCAGGCCCGACAGGATCTTCATGATCGTGCCGCGCGGTACGTTGCCGAATTGATTGAGTGCTGATGCTGCCGGGATTGCGTACTGACCTGGCTTCATGATGCCTTTGCCGATCAGTGCTTTCTCGAACCGCTTATGAGGCCGGCGACCACCCTTCACTGCCTGCTGCAGGTACGTGTCCGCTGGCACGCCCGAGGTCCACGCATCCTTGAAGAAGGTGCGCGCTTCTGGGTTGCCCTTCTTGGCTGCCTTCACATATAGGCTATTCATCGTGGTAGCGGTTGGTCTATCGAGGCGAGCCCTCAACACCGAGAGCTCTCCCTGCTTAACCAGCATCGCCAAGCGCGTGGCCATCAAGGCGAAGGCGAACGGCACCTGCTTACTACCAAGGACACGCAATGCTTTCGAAAGCTCTTCCACATTGGTGCTGGCATTGATACTGACCATCACTCTTCACCCATTTGGCTGAGCTGGCTCATCACTCGGCTCGTGCAGCTTCGACTGTTGCACCACTCTGGCTACAGCTACGGCGATGCTCAGGCCCATATTCACCACGGCAAAAACCAGAGGGTCTACAGCACCCTGGAAGACCGACCAACCTGCAGCAGCGGCATTCAAAACCGCGCCGGCGATCGCCAATTGAACACTGGTCATGCGCCAAAACTTTCGCCATTCAGGGATTAAGGTCATGAGCTGTCTTCGCTGCAGGTAGTTGCTCGAGGCTTTCGGCGTACCGCTTCCACTGATCACGGCTTTTCAGGGCCTCGCGCAACTGGTCGCTTTTGCCTTGGTCAGCTACACACTGCCCGCTGCCATATCGGTACACGGTGGTGCGTTGAACCTTGGGAGGCTCCTGGATCGTTTCTTTCTGCGCGCAACCAGTGAGCAGCATGAGGACGATCAGAAGACGCTTCACTTGGGTCTACCCATCTGGGCGAGAGCCTTGAGACTTTCACCTACCTGGTTGATTTGGAACTCTTGGCGCTGAGTTGATGTGCGAAGGGAATCGACCAACTTGTCCGTCGACTCCCTTGAGCGCTCCAAAGAGTCGACCCGCTGGCCGATTAAAGCCTGATTGGTCTGGTAGGCAGCTAATTGCACCTGGAGTGATCCAAGCGACCCGACGACATAAACAAACGCGCCAATGGCACCGGCCGACAGGATCGTTTGCAGTATCGGGACAGCCACCTTGAACGTGGTGCTGTCTGCAATGCGCGAGACTTCAGTCATGGGCGGTACCGTGCGAATTTAAGTCAGCCCCAGCAGCACTCCCAGCTCGGAGCAATGGGTGTGGTGGAGCCGAAAACGAAAAAGCCCCGGCGTATGCCGAGGCTCAATATTGAATATTTGATGACGCTGCTAACTGAATAAACTGGTCACGCTTTGGAGGAATCGGTCAATGCACGCTGCAATCTGGTGATTAGCTGCAAGACATCTTGCTGCTCGTACACGGCGAATAGCTGAGTATCCTCGAAGCATCCGTCCCGACCCTGACAATCTAGATTTAGCATGACAGATAAGCCAGCCTCTTCAGCCTCGCTAAGAATTGCGACTTCATGCTCGGTGCTGATGGAATCAATCTGCAGGAACGACTGCGCTTCAAAATCACGCTCACCAACGGAATCGCCCTTGATGCAAAGCTCTCCAAAATAGATTGGAGCGTACTTGGCAAACACAGTGCCCGGCGGAAATTGAAGGAAGTCTGCAAGACTGACTATTTTCAAATGATGACTCCATTAATCAGGCTGTCCATTCAGTAGAACAGACAGCAAAAAGCCCAACTCATGGCCGGGCTTTGCTCGCGGAAAAACCGCAAAGTAACTGAAATCTATATACCCGCCCCGGTCCTGTCAAGCGGCCTCTCGACGAATATCTAAAGCCCCATCAATCCACGCAATTCCAGCCTTCCAAAGTTGCCTTGTCTTCTCTTCACCGAAGCCTAGTTTCTTGCCCACGTCGACCAGGGCCTTGTCCCGTGCGGTGTAGTACTTCATCAGGACATTTCCGCATTCAGGGTATCGTTTCAACAAGCGACCCATCAGGCCGTCAATCATCAGCGCATCGTCGTCGGTGATCATGGGAGTGTGCAGGGTGTTTTCGCGGGAAGCGCAGCAGGATACGCCAGAGCCCAACACAACCCAACGGCCCCAATGCTCCAGAAGGTCTTCCGATGTGCGCTCGGTGAAGCTTTTTGTTCTCGCCATGATCAATCCCCTGTGAAGTTCGAAGCGCCGGCGCCGCGGCGGTTGTTCTGTTTGTATTGTTCGTGGGCACCGCCCTGTTCCTGCTTTGCCCTGGCCAAGTCGGCAGCCATGTTCCGCAACTTCAAGCTGAGCTGTTGCACCAGGTCAGGCAGCGGCATCGCTTCGCCCGTGATCGCGCAGACCCAGCCTGATGCGTTGCACTGAACGCAATCCAGCTGATGGAACACACCGCTGATGACCGTGGCGCCGCGGCATACACCGCACACCATCATCGGCTTCGCTTCACGGCGAAATGCCGGCCCGTGGCTCTTCTTCATTTGGCCTCCAGCAATGCCTGGTGCAGCAGAGAAACCGTGACACCTCGCCGCCCCACCACCGTGATCTGTTCACCCGTCTTCATGCGGATCAGGAGCAGCCGAACCACACCATCATGACCCGTGCCCTGCTCGACCCGCATGGTGCTTATGTCATCAGGATTTACGGCGAGGCCATTCGCCTCATCGAGCAAAATCATCATTTTTAAACCTCGCCTTTTATGGATTCGTGATTTTGCTAGAGGCCGCGCCATTCAAGGCCTCGACGGCATTCTGCGAATTTTCGTTTCTAGTCATGGTCGAGCGGTGAATCAAGCTGAAGCCTTTCCCGTCTAACCATTCGTGCCACTTGTTCAGGGCCTCGCGCTTGAGCAGCTCCGCCGAGGTGTGGATGTAGGTCTGCACGTTGCGGGTCAGCGTGTGGTTCACCAGCATCTCGCCAATCAGGAAGTCGACGCCGAGGTCCGTCCAACCCGTGCGGGCCACCTTGCGAAGGTCATGGCTGGTCCACTCGCCTTTGCCCAACCGGGTGAATACGGCACAGGCTTGGCTGTCGCTGATCGGTCCACGGTTGCGCGCAGGGAACATGTAGGCGCCCTTGTAGCCCTTGGCCGACTGCCAGTCCCGGTACCGATCCAGCAGCGCGCAGACCTGATGGGTGAGAGGCAAGCGATGCTCGCAACGGGTCTTGGTGTTCTCGGCGGGGATGAACCACTCGCCCTGCTCGCCCAACGTCAGGTGAGCCCAGCGGGCCTGCCGCGTTTCCCCGGCGCGAGTGCCATGGCAGAGCATCATCAGGGCCAACATGCAGTCTTGCGGGTGCTGGTCGAAAGCCTCAGCCAGTTGCCCGATCACTTCCTCCAGCTGCACGGCTCGCAGTCGCGATGGCTTGGGCAGGATGCGGGCTTTGGTGAAGTCGGTGAACTTGAACCCGGCGATCGGGTTCTTGGCGATCAGGCGCAGCTTCTCGGCCTGGCGGAACGCGACGACCAGCACGCCCCACATCAACCGGACATATGACAGCGACATCTCAGCCTGCATCGGCCACATCACCATCTTGTCCAGGGCGGAACGGTCCACCTCATCCACTAGCAGATCACTGAGGCGAGGCTTAAGGTGGCAGGTGATGATTGAGGTGTTGGTAGCCCGGCGTTTCGCCGACAGGCTCCGTTCAGTCGATTGACGGGTCATGAACCAATCGAGCAACTGGCCGACCGTCTGCAAAGTGCCGGCGGCGGCCGAGGCCTTCGGGTCGATTGCCAGGCGTTCGCGAATCTTCGGCAGCGCGCTGATCAGTCCCTTCGTCGGCAGCTCTGGGAAACCGGCGATCTTCTCCCACTTCTTGCCGACCACCAGGTGCCACGAGCCACGGTCCCGGTTCTGGTGAAAGCGGAAGTACACGCCCGGGTACCGCGCATCGCGCATGTCCCGAACGTCCGAGTTGCCGGCCTGGCGCCGGATCTCGGCATCCGAGAAGGTGGTCAGCATCGTCTCGCTCATGCCGACACCTCCCGGGACTTCTGCTGCTCTGGGGCGAAGTCGCCGCGCAGTGGCATCAGGTGCTTAGGTCGAAAGAACCCCGAGCCATCCACGTCATCGCGATAGATCACCCAGCCGTCGAATTTCGGAGTGAACAATCGGCCATCTGGTTCTTGAGCGGTCTGACCCTCGCGCAGGAAAACATCTAGCTTTACCGTGGTCATCGCGGCGAATCCAAAGCCAGATGTGAGTGTCAGAGCCAGATCGCCCGAATTGAATTGATGGCTCATGCGGCCACCACTGTAGGAGCGAGCCGAAGGTAGGCCCGGATCTGCTCCATCGCATCGAAGTGCCCGCGGCAGACCACAGCGAGATAACCCTGCTCATTGAGTTTTCGGATGCGCTCGTGCTGGCCGGCCGAGACGGCGGCATCGTTCGGCGGCGTGGCCTTGAACTCGATGTACAAGCCGAAGAAGCCGCCCCGGGCCATGGTCAGCACCAGATCAGGTATTCCGGCCACCACGCCCTGCTGCTTCAGTTTCGCCGCCACGGCCTTGTGCCGGTGCCCGCCATTCGGAACGTGATAGATCAGGTCAGCAACGGCCGGCATGCGGGCACGGAGTTCGGCCATGAGTGCAGCCTGCTCAAGGCCTTCGCGGTCGACGGACTTGGCGCGCGGGGCTGCCGGCTTGAATAGCTTCGGGGTGAACGTCTTCATGGGCGCTCACCGCGCGCCTTCCGCTGCCGGCGATCAATCAGGCCGCACAGCTCACGGAGCGCCCAGCAGGCGAGGATCATCAGGACGAGCAAAGTCATTGGTTCGATCATGCAGCCCCCTTCACGGTCAGTATTCCGGCCCGGATCAGGGCCTCGTGTGTTTCGGCCACGGCGCGGAGCATGTCCTGCCAATCCACGTCGCCAACGCCACGGCCGTCGATGGCGTCATGACAGGCGCTGCACGCGTACACCGCGACAGTGTCGAAACCCTTCATGCCCATGCCCTTCTGTCCGCACGGAAGATGTGCGAGCACGGTCGTGGCCGGGTTGTGATTGCAAGTGCCCGGCATGCGGACGGTGCAGTCCTGGCCGTTGGCCGAGGCGCGGAGTTTCTTCGAGGTCACGCGCATACCCGCTCCCCGGTGATCACGTCGATCACCTCGAAATGCTCTGGCCACATGGCCTGGCCGAATTTGAAAGCGAGAATCTGATGCTCGAACAAGGCCACCGCGCGATCCGGCTTGTCGGAGAGGTCCAACTTGTGCGCGCAGCAGTGCACGGCGAAGCGGTAATCGGCAGGGTTGGTCGGTGCAAGGCGGGAATCAGCCACGGGCACCTCCCAGCTTGGCGCGCAGTTGGGCCAAGGCATCTTTCCCAACTTCCGGCGTCACCTTCGCCTCGGCGCGCGCGGCGATCGCCTTGGGCATCGACTGGAGTGGCAACCCGGCGAGCAAGCGGCGAATTGTGATGGTGTAATTTCGCTCAAACAGCTTGAGGCTAAGCGTCGAGTCGAGCTTGTTCAGACTTTCGAACCCGCACTCCTTGGCGGCGTGCCAGACTGCGTCGTGAGTCCACTTCCCCTGCCCGGCCATGCCAGGGTGCGCATTGCGACAGGCTTCGCGGTGTGCGGCGGCGAGCGGCGGCAAACCCAGCATCTCGGGGGTTGGCTTGCACCATTCGATGAATTGGCCCGGACTTGGGATGAAGTCGCCGGGCTGCTTGCGGACCTGAGCCATTCCGAAATTGATCTGACCTTGGGTGCAAATGCCTTCCTCGAGGAAAGCCTGAAACCATTGCCGCTTTGAGGCACGGTAGGTTTCTTGGTCCGGCCAAGCCTGGCGCCACGCGGAACGGATCGAACGCAGCTCCTTGAACAACTCATTGATGGCAACCACCAACGTACTGTCTGTTTCGTTCGCGACCGGGACAGTGTCCCTTGCAGCGATAAACTCACCTGACTGGGCCTTCGTCCAGAGGTCCTTGGCAATCACAGAGACGGTCTTCATGGCCTCACCCCGTTCTGCCATTCGGTATCGTCATCGTCGAAGTCTGATGCAGGCGCCTGCTTCGGCTTGAATTGCTTCACATTCGAGGCGGCGGCACGGACCTTGTCGTTGTTGACCCACTTGACCAACATGCCCACCCATTCAGCCTGGGTGTTGACCTGGTGCTGAGGTTCGTAGTGAGCAGTGAATGCAACGCGAACTTCCTCGGTGAACAGGTCCAGCGACAGCCCGCGGTGCAAGGCGTAGGTTTTCAGCAGCGTGTCATCCGGCACCCAGTCGAGGGTCATTTCGCTGGGCATTCGAGGATCGACAGGCGCCTGCGCAGAGAGAGGTTCTTTATTCTTCTCTACATCTTCTTTAGGTAACGCACCGCTAACGTTCGCAGCGTTACTTTTACCGTTACTCGCCTTGTGGTTTGCCACACGCTTTGCCGTCAGAAGCCTGTTTTTAGCGGTCTTCCCGTTGTGACGTTCGAAATGCGGAAGACTGATCACGCCGTCGAGTTCGATCATCCACGCGACAGACTTCATGTGTTCGCAGAAACCGATAACGCCGACGAGACGATCCAGTAACTTTTTACTAACGCTCGGAGCGTTACCGTTTTCGGTTTGCTGGTCGAACCAGCCCCATACACGCATCA